CGCTTCTGCCTCCCGATGGGAGGAGGTGTCGGGGAACTACTTACACTTTATAGCGAGGGTTATTCCTTGGTGAAGCCCGGCCCCATTGTTTATACACCTGGGGTAGGGTGTTTGCACTTGACTGAGTACATCTAGTTCTATTTTTTTTGGGTTTATATTTATAATATAAATATATAATTAACTTAAATAATAATATTAAAGTATACCCTTTCAATCTAGATAATCAGTGTTTCCGTGCTGTTCTAGGGGTTGTTCGGGCAATATTATGGTGCCCCCCCGTTTTAATGTCTCTTCCAAATTGAGTATGTCTAATTTGGTAATGCCATGTGAGTTATATAAGTATTTATATACGGTCTCGTCTCTAACATTTTTCTTTGACTTACGCAATGTGTTTTTGAAATATGCCTCGTATCCTTGTTCGAGGATAAATAATGTTTTGTTGTCGAGTTTTTTGCCATCTTCTAATTGTATTTTGCTTTTACCGATTTTATTTTCAATTGGGTATTTGACCTTGCCATAATGGTAGTAAATTGCATCAACGTACTGCTTATAAAAAGGCATGTCATGGCACCAATCCTGTAGTGATATAGCCTGATCTATCATGTAATTAGTCAGTTGTTGTTTATTCATAGCAAGCGCTTTGGTGCTCCAATGCATTAATGGATACATGCGATTGGGTAACCTAACCATCTTAAATTCACCATCTTCAAATATAATATTAGTTGAACAAAAATCGCAATTCTCAATACTGGATGTTTTTAGATATTTGAGGCATAAGCCTAGCCCATATTCTTGATTGATGTTAGTATTTTTCTTAGACCAGTACTGATAATACAGTTGAGTTAGATCACAGGGCACCTTAGTAAATATTGTGAAGTCATCACCAGCGCACCATAGTTTGTAATCCAATCCGGTTTGTTTCATTAGAAAGTGCTGTACAAAGCACATTCTCATTGTATTCATAAGAGTTGTATCTGTATCTCCGGACCCAACTTTCCCGTCAATCAATACTTGAGCTATTAATTCCTTGGTGCCGTCAATGAATGCATAGGCTTTATATGCCTTGTGCCTAGTATTAATCCTTATACTAAATGCCTCGGGATCTATGTGGTTGATCATACCATTATTAATTAAGTAGTTGTACACCAGCCTATCTACGTACTTAAGTTCCCAACTTTGAGTCTTATCCCAACCACTGCCATCACCATAAACCAC